ACTTTAACTGCGCCTTCTAAGGATATAACAATGCCTGAATGTGAAGTTAAATTTCAATTAGATAATGATGTTTTAAATAAATTGAAAAAAGCTTGTTCTACATTAGGACATAACGAAGTTTCAATTACTAATGAAAATAATATAATTAAATTATCAGTAGTTGATCCACAAAATAGTACATCTAATGTATTTTCAATAGATGTTGATGGTGAATACCCAGAAGGTAGTACATTTAACTTTATGTTAAATATTAATAATTTAAAAATTATTCCTGGGAATTATGATGTTGAAATTTCATCTAAACTAATTTCACAATTTAGTAATCCTGAAAGTAATGTTAAATATTGGATTGCAGTAGAAAAATCCTCAACCTTTTCATCATAGGAGTAAAAGATGAATGATAAAAATAAAACAGAAGCGGCTGTAGAAACAGCTGAAGAAAATATTGTTATGAAACAATTACAAGATTTGTCTGGTAAATCTTGTCGAAGTATGGTGGCTGTTATTGATGCAATGACTCAACGTGGAGCCTTTAAAGGCGAAGAATTATCAACTATTGGTGGTTTAAGAGACCAATGTATTCAAGTAATTCAAATTGTAGAAAATCTTGAACAAGAAGCAGCAATGGCTTCTGAAAAATAATATTTACTTTTTAGTAAATATGTTATATAATTATATTATGGAGACAATATGTCTAATGATTTTCTATGGGTTGAAAAATACCGTCCTAAAAATATAAAAGAAACTATTTTACCTGATCATTTAAAAACAATTTTTGAAAAAATTGTTGAAACGGGTGATATGCCTAATATGTTATTTAGTGGTACTGCTGGGACTGGCAAAACTACGGTTGCTAGGGTATTGTGTAATCAATTAAATTTAGATTATATAATAATTAACGCATCTGAAGATGGCAATATCGATACATTACGTGGAAAGATAAAGCAATTTGCTAGTTCTGTTTCTTTACAAGGTGGCGTTAAGGTAGTTATACTTGATGAGGCTGATTATTTAAACCCACAATCCACTCAACCTGCACTTCGTGGATTTATAGAAGAATTTGCAAATAATTGTAGATTCATTCTTACTTGTAATTTTAAAAATAGAATTATTGAACCATTACATTCACGTTGTGGAGTATATGAATTTAATACTTCCAAAAAAGATTTAGCTAGTCTTTGTGCTCAATTTTTAAAACGATCACAAAAAATACTAGAAGATGAAGGTGTTCATCATGATCAACAAGTTATAGCTAATATTATTATGAAATTTGCTCCAGATTGGAGACGTATCTTAAATGAATTGCAAAGATATAGTTCTGGTGGAAGCATTATGGAAGTACCTATTAAATCTAATTCTTATATAGAATTATTTAAACTTCTAAAAGATAAAGATTTTAAAAGTATGAGACAATGGGTTAGTAATAATATTGATGTAGATGCCTCAGCTATATTTAGAGGTCTTTATGATAATGCAATGGATAATTTAAAACCCGAATCACTTCCTCAATTAATTTTAATATTAGCTGATTATCAATATAAGCATGCCTTTGTGGCCGATCATGAGTTAAATGTTGTAGCATGTTTAACAGAAATTATGGCCAATGTGGAGTTTAAATAATGGAACCATATCATAATAAAGGCTTTGGTTGGGCATTCTTTTGGATTGTAACTATGGGGTTAGTTTTTCCTTCTATTATAATGTTATCAATTGATGATGGGTTTGCAAAACTTGTAAAAATGCGTGGTGGAACAGGTGACTGTTGGGAAAATGCTAAACACGAACAAGTATGTAAAGATAATAATACGTGCAAATTTTTTAGGAATTTTTGTAATGAGTGAATGGTGGATATTAGTATTAGTAGTACTTAATTTTGATGGTACTATAACTACTAAAATAGAAGACAGATTTAATTATCACCCATCTTGTCAAATAGCTGCTGAGGCAAGACAAATGTATAATACAGCTAACTTTAATACTAATAAAAAATACATATGTTTAAATGAGTTTAAAAATGATAACAGTTGAAAAATATACACCAACTCGAAAACAAATGTTAACTGACTTTTGTAATAGAGTAAACATAAGTAGTAATTGGACATTTGATAGATTACAAACAAATCTTATAACCTATTTCTGTGCCATATACAAAGAAGAAAAGATTATATCTATAAACGGTGTAAGAAAAATAAGTGATGATGTATGGGCCGGATATACTAGACTAGCTACAGATCCCAAATTCTTTAAACTTATAACTATTAATAGAGGAAAGGGAACATTGTGCACAACATATTGTGGGTCAAGTATTCCTCTGAGATATCTTAGTCAACCTTCTATACAATATTGTTTAGATCAGGGTGCTAAGCAACTTATTTGTTATTGTAATATAGAAAATGAAGAAGGTGTAAATAACGATAAGAATAGAAAACATTATTTTAAATTATGTGATGTGGGTTTACTATCATATGATGGTATAGAAAAGATACATGGAGTTATGCAAGACAAATTTATTCTTAATCATGAAAAGATCTTATTTCATGTAGAAGAAGGTTGGAGAATAACCAAATTCCAATTTAAGGAGATAGAAAATTGCTGACACTTTATACCCAACCAAGATGTGGATATTGTGACATTATGAAATCTATGCTTGACACTTTAGGAAAAACATACTATACTATAGATATATCTGAAAGTCCTGAAGGTCTAGCATATATGAAAAAGAAGGGACATAAAACAGTACCACAATTATATTATAAAGAAACAGGTTGTTTAGAAATTCATATTAATAAAAAAAATACAACTGATATTACTAGCGGAGATTTATTGCATGCAATTAGTGAAGCTGAAGATATTTCTAAGTGGCCGTATGAAGATAGTGGAGTAGAGCAAGTTATATAATGAATCCCTTTGGTTATTTAAATAGTATTAATACAAGTAAAAAAGACATAATGATAGATGATCTAGCTGAGAAAGATTATAACTCATTTCTCGTAAATAGATCATTATCTTATTTTTATGATACGATTGGTGTGGCTAATGTAATGAATCGTTATCATCATATCGACAATAAACTACAATATCATTTTCTTATAAATATCGTTCGAAAGCGTAAAAGATTTTCGAAATGGTATAAACCTGAAACCGAAAGTGATATTGAAGTGGTAAAAGAATACTATGGCTATAGCAATGAAAAAGCTCGTCAAATTATGCCACTCTTATCACCTGAACAAATAACTATAATAAAAGAAAAGGTGAGTAAAGGTGGAAGAAGATAACTTAGTCCAATGGAACCCAGCTGACATGCTGGAAGTGACTTTAAATGAACCAGATGATTTCCTTAAAGTCAGAGAAACACTTACACGTATTGGTGTAGCATCCCGTAAAGAAAAAAAATTATATCAGTCCTGTCATATATTACATAAACAGGGAAGATATTTTATTGTGCATTTTAAAGAATTATTCATGTTAGATGGTAAGAAAGCTAATTTAGAAGTATCTGATATTCAGCGAAGAAATACCATCGCTACCTTAATGAGTGATTGGGGATTAGTAGAAATAGGCAATAAATCTAATTTAGATTGCGCCCCTCTACGACTCATTAAGATATTACCATTCAAAGAAAAAGATGAATGGGAATTGTGCCCCAAATATAATATAGGTAATAAGTGAATGGAGCTCCATGGATATATTGACTACATTAGGGATAAGAAAACATCCTATTGAAAAGACTGAAGACGAAGAAAAAGACGATACTTGGGTAGATGAAAAACTATCTATCAAGAATTTATATAAACATAGGTGGGTGTGGTATCATTTGATATTATGCTCACAGATGATTATAACTAATATATTGTTAATAGCCGTTGTTTTTATACTTGCTTTAAAATGAATAACATAATACATTTATCTGATGCTTTAAGAAGGCGTAAATCTTTAGTAGGACAACTAGGAAGTGACTACGCTAGATATTACCCGTCATGGAAACAACTTATAGAGTTCATGGATAAATCCTATTTGGATGGTAATGAAAGAGCTAAAGATCCACATAAAATTTGGTGTAGTGTAAGAGGTAAAGATTTTTTTATTGTTCCGTGGATAACAAAAGTTTTAGCTGATGTTATAAAAATAGATAGGAATCAAATATCTTGTCATCTTTATGCTGGTTTTACTCCTAATGCATTTGCATCTCCACCGCACGTAGATCCTGTAAATGTTTTTTTTGTAACTATACAAGGAATTATTCCATGGAAAGTATTTGAAAATGGATGTGATTATAACGACAAAACACAAACGATGACTAGCAGGGCAACAATATCGACAGAATTAAGACAAGGACATTTTTGTTATATTCCGCAAGGGATATATCACGCTGCTTACCCTAATTGTTCTAGGGTAGGTTTTTCATTTGGATGGAGATAATAATGAGTAACGACTTACATATATCATGGGAACGCTATGAACATGACATTGAAAAATTAGCAAAGAAAATATATAGTGATGGTTTTGATTTTAACCAAATTGTATGTATAGCTAAAGGAGGATTAAGAGTTGGTGATATATTTGCCCGGCTATTCGATGTTCCATTAGCTATTATGGCTGCAGAGTCCTATCATGGTGATTCAGTAAAAGATAAACAAGGACAATTAATCTTTTCAAATTCAATAGCCAAGACAACACCTAATCTAGGTAATAAGGTTATATTAGTAGATGATCTAGCAGACTCAGGTAAAACAATAGAAAAAAGTTTAGAATATTTAAAACATTATCACGGTTTCTTTATTGAAGACATTAGAACAGCAGTACTATGGATGAAAGGTTGTTCTGAATATACCCCTGATTATTATGTTGATCTATTACCAGATAATCCATGGATACACCAACCGATGGAAAAATACGAAGCCATGAATATAGAAGATATAGTTAAAAAACCTAATCTAACGGTAGTATGACAAACTGGAATAAAAATGCAATGGACTACGGAACTACGACAGTTCCTAAATTTGAAATAATAGATTTATTTCAATCTGGTGACTTTATAAGTCACGCTGGATTACCTTTAAAATGGAAGATAGAATGTGATGCTATATCGAAGAGTGGATGGGATGCTTTAGCATGTATGATTATGCAATATAATACTAGAGCTTTTGGATCTGTTGAAGGTATACCAAGAGGAGGAATACCATTAGCCAATGCATTAAAAAAGTATGTTACTGAAGGTCCTCCAATGATAGTTGATGATGTGTATACAACCGGTAAAAGCTTTGACGATTATTGTTATGAACACTATCGCACAATGTCTTTTGATTATAATCCTAAGTGGGTTGTATTTGCTAGGGGTAAAATAAAAGATAAACATAATGTTAAAGCTTTATTTCAAATGCCCTCGTGACATTTAAATAAAAAGGATTATATATATTATAGGATGCCGAATGGTTCGGGTCCAAAATTAACCTTGCTAATATAGGAGGCAACAATGACTGGTAATTTCCATTTTCCACGAAACGCATTTTTAGGTTTCGATCACATCTTTGATGAACTCGAAAGAGTAACAAATCACGCAAAAGATACTTATCCACCTCATAATGTAGTCAAACAAGACGACATGAAATATGAGATTGAATTGGCTATTGCAGGATTCTCTGAAGAGGATATTGAAATTGAACTCAAAGATCACGTGTTATCTATTAAAGGTGAGCGTGAACAAAAACGAGATCAAGACAAATATGTTTACAAAGGTATTAGTGCTCGTAAATTCTATAAATCGTTTAGGTTATCGGAATACGCAGAAGTCAGTGGTGCAGATATGAAGGATGGGATACTTACTGTCTCTATTGAAGTAGTCCTACCTGAAAAGATGCGACCCCAGAAAATCAATATTGGAAAACCTGGGAGAAAAACCAATGACAACTCTAGTGCTGAACTACTCAACGAATCTGCTTGAAAGTTTATTCACTTCTTTAAAAACCTTTTTAGTAAAAGTAATGGTCGGATGGCAAATGGCTCGCCAAATGTCAGCTAATGACAGGATAGCTCATATGATAAAACATGAATATCCTCATATGTCTGTACCTCAAATTACTGATGAACTAAACAGGAAAACTCTTGAACTATATGAGGTAACGAATGAAAATTCTTAAAGCAATCGTTAATTTCTTTAGACCACGTAGTATAAAGGAATTAGAACATCAATGGCTGGGAGAATCTCATGATCTAGTAGAACTAGAACGTAGACAAAAACAGCTGCTTACAGTTAATCCAAACCTAAAAGGTTGGATTTAGTAACTCAAAAGGCCGGTGAAAATCCGGCCTTTTTACGTATAAATAGATATAGTATTTTAATAGAAGGAAGGTTGCCATGGCATTTAACTTATCATCTCGTAGCAGAGGAAAATTAGAGGGTGTTCATCCCGATATGGTTGGCGTTGTTGAACGTGCAATTGAATTGACCAAAATAGATTTTGGTGTAACTTATGGAGTTCGTACTGTTGAAGAACAAGAAAAGCTAGTTGCTTCTGGTCGATCTCAAACTATGAAATCAAAACATTTAATTCAAGATTCAGGATATTCTCATGCAGTAGATGTAGTTGCATATGACGGCTCAGATGTTGTTTGGGAAATTAATGTATATGATGATATTTGTGACGCATTTAAGCAAGCTGCAGAAGAAAAAGGTGTAGCTATTAAATGGGGAGCAGCTTGGTCTGAAGGTGATATTAGGTCTTATTCCGGTACTGCTGAAGATGCAATGAATGCATATATAGATCTTCGTCGTAGCCAGGGTAGGAGGCCTTTTATCGATGGCCCGCATTTCGAACTTATGTAATTTAATAATTATTTCCAC